GCATCCGGCTTTTCCTTTTGGAGACGTTCCAAAACTTCCGCCGGGTGACTGATCGGTGCTTCATCTGGCTTATTGTAAAATTTGCTGTTATCATCACCGGGCTTAGCGTAAGTACCTCCGGTTCTGACTGCCATCATATCAGCCTTGCGTTCTTCAAACATCTTCGCAGCTTGAGCTTGGTTTTCCTTATACCCCTGCATAATCTCCTCCAATTTCTCATTTGCGAAGTGCGCGTCCTCGATCTTACTCGGATCCGGCGGGATTAACAACCATTTGTACATATCGACGACATAAATATCAAATGTGGCGTCTTCCTTTTGTAATCGTTTCGCATGTTCCGCAGCCTCGGAGCGGGAACCAAAAGCTCCACGAATTTTAATTCCAAATTTATCGTTTTTTTGCGGTGCTTCCGGCCCAACAACGGACAAGCACGCAAATAATTGTCCCGGGACGGTCGTGTAATCACTCGTGAGAGAGGCCATTTGTATATTGTATATGAATATATACCCAAAACTTTAAGCCCCGTTTTGACTTAGGAGGACATTGGTCAGAATTAGGTCTCCTAAGTGAGGTCAGTTTAGTACTTTTTTTATATAAAATCTGAAAATGTCTTTGAGAATCCGAAATTCGATCACCAACGCCTACATTAACAAGGTGCTGGAATATTGTCAGCGACTTTTGCTCACCAAAAAGATTAATTTGAGTCACAAATATGTTGATGGTAGAATCAACTCTGTAAAAGATGAAGCGATTATTCGTGGTATTCTTTTGGGAGACAGGGTGTTGAAAACTCGTCTCAAGGAGCCGAGCGATCCACGGGCGTTTGGTGATATTTACCTTGATATGAGTGAATTTAAAGTTCCCGATTTTCCAATCAATATCAAGTCATTTGATACCACAAACAAAAATCAACGAAACAACCTCTGTGGAATCGTGAAACTCATCAATTACATGTACAATGATAAGAGCTGCCGAGATAAGGTTGGAATTGCCCGAGCAGTTAAGCATTCCCCTCTCCAAATTCAACGGTATGGACTCATTATCATATCAAAAACGGAAAATAAAGTGTGGTGTGGAACGTTCGATGAAGTACCAGAATCCCAAATCTTCATTAATCCCTCGAATGGGTTTCAAATCTCCTATCCAAACGATAGAGTTAAGCGAGATGACCGACAATACATGAATATGGTGAAATCTAAGACTCATGAACTGTTTGAAAAATGGGCGGAACCGCTTAAAGTTTTTGAGCATTAAGTACACAAGATGGTAGATAAGCAGAAAAGTCTAGGGCAATATTTCACCAAACACACGGGATTAAGAAACTATATATTTAATCGCGTAGAAAATGTAGGTGCTAAACTACTGGAACCATCCTTTGGTGCGGGGCATATATTAATGAACTTTTTAGAAACAAATGAAAATCATCCGATGGTATGTTTTGAAATAGACAAAACCATAGAACCCGAAGTAGTTTTTAATAATAATCAAACAGTCATATACGAGGACTTTCTTTCTTATGAATTTGACGAAAAATTTAAAACAATTGTCGGCAATCCTCCATATGTTAAGGGAAAGGGAAGCGCATCCAATATGTACATAAAATTCATAGAAAAGTGTTACCATTTACTAGATGACGGTGGGGAATTGATATTTGTGGTACCATCCGACTTCATGAGATTAACTACCACATCGAAGTTAATCGTTGAAATGTGCGAAAATGGAAAATTTACACACTTTTTATTCCCCCACAAGAATTCTCTTTTCGAAAATGCGAGCATAGATGTGACAGTATTCCGGTATCAGAAAATAAATCGCGAAGGAGTCGTGATAGATCCTATAATGACCTACCATAGCAAGACATTTAAGGATACCTGTGTCGTTCAACACGGTATCCCCGAAGAACCTCGCGTAGAACACACAAAGTATAATGTATTGGGAGGAATCATCACATTCGGCGACCAAAGTGAAGAAATGAAAAAAATAGAAGACTATTTTGATGTAGGTGTTGGTATGGTATCTGCGAAAGATGAAGTGTTTAAAGTTCCACTCGGTAACATAGATATACTTCAAGATGAGAATATGACAGAAAGGTTTATATACGTGAATCAGTTTCCAACGGGAAATAAGGAAATAGACGAACACTTGAATAAATATAAACAAACGTTGATGGATAGAAAAATAAGAAAATTCACAGACAAGAATTGGTTCGAATGGGGCGCAGCGAGAAATCTTAGATTAATGGAAAATAACAACGGTAAAGACTGTATATACGTAAGAACCTTATCAAGAAAATCAGAAATCGCATTCTTGGGGAAAGTTCAAAGATTTGGCGGTCGTTTATTGTGTATGGTACCAAAGAGTGATAAAACAGACCTAGAGAAAGTAGTAAAAGAATTAAATAGCGATACATTTAAATCCAATTATGAGAATGATGGTCGGTTCAAAATGGGTCAGCGACAATTAGCCCTAAGTTGTTTAAAAGAATCAGTTTTTTAATATAAAATGGAGGAAATCCGTAAACATCACAATGATGCCAAGCGCGCTCTAATCCAATCTGTCACGAAAGAAGGATACCACATTTTGGATGTGGGCTCGGGGTTTGGTGGTGATTTAATGAAATGGAAGAATTGTGGTGCGTACATCAACATGTGCGAACCCAGACAAGAATCCCTAGATGAGTGTAAATCGCGCGCAAAGAATATGAAGATTCGGGCAAACTTCTATTTGGGTGACATCACAAAGTGTCCAAAAAGACAATTTGATGTTATATGTTACAATTTTTCATTACATTATATATTCGAATCTAAAAAGCTATTCGATATATCTATGCGAGAAATCAAACACAGAATGAAACCGGGTGGAATGTTCATTGGAATCATCCCAGATTCGGAAAAAATAATTTTTAAAACCCCGTTAGAAGATGAGCTTGGAAATTATTTCATTATGGATGAAAATAGTGGGTATGGGAATTATGGTGAAAAACTAAAGGTAAAATTGGTAGATACGCCATATTACGCAAACGGTGAAGTACCTGAACCCATTGGATACAGAGATATCCTCATCACGCGAATGATGGAAATGGGTTTTACATTAGTATCTTGGGAAGGTTTAGAGGGAAGTAAAATCTCAGAACTCTATAGCAAATTTATCTTCGTATACAAAAGATGATACTTTATATCATAGCAGTCGTCATAGTGTACTTAATCTTCTTCCGTAGATCTAGATAAAGAATAGATTTGTGTAATTACTATGGATAATAGAAAAATATGTAAACAATGTGGTAAAGTAAAAGAACATGGCGTAAATAGAGCGCTTCCAGATGGACTCATGGGATCCCGGTGTAAAGACTGTGAATTGGAACGAACGCGAGAATATAATAGACGACCCGAGGTCATACAAAGAAAACATGACGTGACGAATAGCATCCGAAAAGCGAAAGGACAATCACCATTTCATACGGAGGATGTGTTCCGGAATTATTGGCCATTAACAACAGACTATCCGAATATAAATCCCAAATATAGTTCGACTAGTAATCATACCCAATGGTTTAGTGGTGAGAAATTTATCAAAGCATATAGTAAATGGTCTTCTCGTTGATCTTAATCATAATATTTTTAATCGTATTATACACGATATTACCTAGATACAATGAACCATTATTACTTGGTGAATTCATAACACCAGAAGAAGCGGACTACATAAAAAAGAGAGCGTCCAAAGAACTAAAGGAATCGAGAATATCTATGGATAAAGACATAGATACAAACATCAGACACAGCGAAACGGCGTGGTTGAGTCTGAAAGATCCAACGGTACGTAAAATTGCTCATAGATGTTTAGCCATCGTCGATAAACCGATCGCAAATTGTGAATTTATGCAGGTTGTAAAATACAATAAAGGTGGATTTTACAAACCTCATTACGATACGCTCGCAAACATGCAAAACCCGAGGGTTCATACGTTTATCATAGCATTAAATGAAGACTACGATGGTGGAGCCACTCTATTTCCAAATTTAGGAAAAATGTTCAAGTATAAGACGGGTGACGTTTTGATTTTTGATAATTTAAATAATTATGGATTCAAAACCAAAAAGGCGATACATGGAGGTATGGATGTCACTCGTGGTGAAAAGTGGGTGTGCAATTTATGGGTTCGTCGTCACAAATGTGAAATCAGTCCTCTCGTAAACCCAATTTATTAAACGTCTCGGAATCTTCAGGGGAGACCTGAAATTTAAATATAAAGGTATAGTAAAATGATCCAAGAACGCAAAAAATCCACTAAGCACCAAATGATGGGTACCGGTATTTTGATGGGCAGTGTTGTCGTCGCCGCCATAGCGTTTTTCGTCTTGACGAGAAACACGCGCAAGCTTAAGTAAATGTATTATTCAAACGAAACCTCACCGTTACGAATGAGACATCTCTTATTTTGTTCGTGTAAGGAATCGACGGCGTTTTTATTTTGCCCCGAATATGGAACCGCGTAATGGTTTTCGCACATCCAGCGATTAACATTCGTCCAATGTCCATCTTCGCAGACCCACACTTCTGCCAAGATGCGGCCAAACTTGCCCCGACTGTCCTTCTCCGGACAACGTAATTCGATAGTTATATCGTCCTTCTCACTCTCGACTGCTTTAAGGCACCATTCTTTGAGTTTTTTCTTGCTGAGAAGTCCGAGCTTTTTCTCATCCAAATCACGCGTGCGAGACTCTGGAGTGTCTATTCCTAACAGACGAACCCGTTGTTTCGTGAGTACATCGAACCCGAGATCGATGGCCACATCTATCGTGTCGCCATCGACTATTTTCTCCAAAGAACTCACTTTATATACATATTCACACGGTGCCTGAGAATACGTCGCCATTGTTTTATATATATCAGGATTTTAATTGAAGTCTTTCGTTTATGAGTTTTACATAATCTTCATTGAGTTCAACCCCGACAAAGGGAAGACCCAAATCTCTCGCGGCTACACACTCACTCCCGGATCCCGCAAACGGCACAAATACGTATCCATTTTCGGGTGGTTGCTTACACGATTTCAACAATCTTTCACACAGTGCGAGTGGTTTTTGAGTAGGATGGGCGACGCGTTCGCTTTTTCCGGCACCACCCGCTAGTGCGGGGATTTTGATAACATCTCTAGGAAGAGCGCCCCCAGGATGAGCCGTATAAGTCGTATCAGCCGCACCCTCTTTGGAAAAACGTCCCTTCGTTCCCTTACGTGTTTTACCAGCCGCACCCTTTACAAATCCGTCCGTGTATGGTTCCCGTACGTCATCCCTATGAAAAACCTTAGAATCTTTCCATAGAACAAGAATAGATTCGTGCGATCTCTGCCAGAAATTCAGGGTTGGGGTCGTTTTATTCGTATAATGCCACACGACCCATCGTCTATTTACCTCCTCGGGTATGCGGGCGAGAATCAGAGCTAATATTTCACTAAACCCGTATATGAACATCGTACCATCCGGCCTAAGAATGCGAAGACACTCCTTAATCCATTCGTCACACCATTTCAAATAGTCACCCATTGGTTGTTTATCACTTTTGTTTCCAAAATCCTTACCTATATTGTATGGCGGGTCGGCTATAACAATCTGAGCCGAACCCGAGTCTAACGTGGGGGCAACGGTTAGGACATCACCAGAGATGATCATTATTATTACAAAACTAAA